CCTGAATCGTCTGAATGTGCATTCATTCTCATGAATATGTCTAAATCGTATTTGTTTAATATGATTTCATTTATCCTAGAAATGTTATAAGTTTGACCTTCTGCATGAAATAAAGATGACAAGTAGTTAAATATCCCCATCACAAAGCTATAATTCATGTTGAATTTTGAAGTTTCTAAGTTTTCATCATCTACTAAATAATCCTTATAACAAGAGAATCTTTCATTGTTTTTAAATGTTTTGGATGCTTTTTTAGAAATTATTATCTCCTTTTCCACATACTTATTGGTGACAAATGCAAATAGATCTATGAATTCAGAAGGCAGTAATGCCCCCATGCCCATCACGAAATAAAGATATTTATTAAAATTTGTCTCAGGCCCCCATTTCCTACAATCTAAGGTCAGGTTAAACTTATAATAGTTTTCTTTGGAGTCTTTCATGAATTTGTTGTCATAAAATTGAGAATGTATTGTCCACAATCTTTTGTTTGAAGGTATGCTTATTATTTCGTTTTCAGTCTTCATGCACAGTTCCTTGAAGAACTGTTCCAAAGGATTCAAAAATATCTTAGTCGTAAGTGTCATAACATATATCTCCCTCCCTCCTTTCCATTGAGTCTTATCCACGACATGAAAATAAAATTTTGTAAATTTGGTTTCATTTATTTTTTTAAAAAAACTGACATCAAAATTTTTTAAAACTTTGGTTTTCTTGAATGTGTCTTCCATAGAAATTCTCAGTTTATTTAATGCAGACTGTGCATCCAAATCTTTCAAATTTTCCATCATCTCTTTTGCGACCACTTCATGACTCTTCCTCCCGAAAAAACTATCTTCCCCTTTTGAACTAAGTGAATCAGACCTCATCCCAGATTCATTCTCAATTGAATACCATCCTTTGTTAAATGTTTTATAAAAGTCATTAGCAACATTTGCTGACTTACCCTCACTCATCAGTCTATCAGAGAATGATTTTCCGATCTCAAAACAGTATTCAGGAGAGAAATAGAAGTCATTTTCGAATATTTTCTTTCCATCGTTTTGAATTGTTTTTTCAAGGTAATCTTCAATATCTAGTACTTTACCATTTGATATTGTTTTAGAATAATAGTCATGTATTTTCATCATGCCAGCAAGATTTTTTGATTGTTCTATGTGTTGTTTGTAAGGTGCTTTGGTCATCATGTAAGTTGAGTATATTAAAAAAGTAAGATCAGTAGTCCCTTGTATTTCCTTTCTCGTGAAAGGATTCAAAACAATTTGATTGTCAGCCTTATATTTATATTTTTTTCTCAAAGATTCTGAAAACTCTTTAAAATTCATGAAGCTTCCAGTTATATGATATTGTACCATGTCTGAAGATTTGGATGATATTCCTGACATTATTTCAACAATACCACTGTAATCACCCAGAGAATTAACAATTGGATACCTTAAGTCAGATAACATAGTCTCTGTGCTTCTTCTGTTATTGAAGCAAAGAAGAGTATTGAACATTAAATTGTCATAAACCACACTTCCTGAATTTTCTTTTATTGTCCTAACTTTATACATGAACATGTTAAAGAATACCTTTTCTTTAAAACTTATCATGTCAGCTAGAACTTTTTCATTTATATTCATCCAAGGTGTCAACACAAAGTTTATGCCATTTTCTGAAATGAATTTATAATTAGCGCTGAAAAACATTTCTCTATTGTTAAATACGAATGAAGGAACAGGATAAGATATCCTAAACTGTCTAGAGTCACCTGTCTTGTTGACTGATTTCCCTCCTCTAATTAACATGCAAACATTATCTCTTCCTAAATTGGAACAAAAAAACATGTTTCCTTTTGACCTGACCTTGCTAAAGTAGCACAATGTGTATATGAACTTGCTGACAAATTCAGCCATGTTGAAAGCATTTGTTGAAGTTATTTCATCTATTATTGGTTCATTTTCCTTGATTAAATTTCCTTTAAGCATTTTCATTCCAGGAGTGTCATCACCTTGTTTTTTTATTCTTTCAGAATAATCCATTGACAACTTGCTCCTCTTATCTTCATACAATTCTAATAACATGAAGTTGATACAATCAGCTATCAACTCTGAAACTAATTTTCTATCAACCTTGGAGGAAAAATTTCTGTCAGTGTTTTGTGTATCTTTTTTTATCCATTCATATTCTGATTTTATGAGGTTTAAGTCTCTAGTGCCTAATCTTATGTAGCCTTCTTTAGATTTAATCCTATGTTTTTTTCCTTCTCTGTTTAAGTCCACAAGACAGTCATGGTCTTCTTTTAGGGATTTTGTCAAGTCTTTGTCACTTTTGCTGTTTTTGAAATCTTCTTTCATTATTTCATTGAATTTACTAAATTTAATTTTCA